TTCAGAAAAATTTCAAAAAGTGTTGGAAATTCAAAAATTGTGATTACCTTTGCCCTTGGAAATAAACCAATAAAAGAATATGGAAACAAAGAAAACATTTAACGAGTGTATCGAAGCAGTAATTTCGGCACTTACTGACTTATCGAAAACGAAAGAAGTATTGACCGATTCAAAAGGGTGCGTAAAAGTGGCGCGCTTTATGGCATTTATTTACGAGTTGGAAGAAATCCATTCGCAACCCTTGGACTTGACGGGTATTGACCTATTTTCGGGGCTTGACGAAGAAATGAATACAGTTAACCAATAAATATAAGGTATTATGAAATCATTTGCAGAGCGGTACAACCGTACAAGTTTTGGCGTTGACACGACCAATTTTCAGTATGCTAAACTTTCAGAACTTTACAAGCAGGGCGGCGAAAGTGAAATCCACAAAATTGACGGGGCTTTCATAAGCAAGTCAAAAATTGGCGAATCACCCGTAATAATTGATGCTGACCGTAAACTTTTGGTCAATTGGCCGTCCCACACGGTGGAAACTTGGAGAAACATTCTGTCCGATAGTGAAGCCGTTGCCGCTATCAAAGACGGGAAAGTAGGTTACACAATCTACGAGTACGAATCACACGGCAAAAAGTGTTATTCGCCGATGTTCGCCGACCTTTAGCAGCACAGATGACAATAACAAGGCGCAAGAAATTGCGCCTTTAATTTTCTCAAAGTTATGGCAGTAAGAAACAAAATAGGGTATTCGATTCGAACTTTCGGGGCAACGAAGCCAAAGGACATATTGGAAGAAGTGATGAAGTCCGCTGAATCAAACCCACAATTACGGGCGGAAATACGAAAGGTTTTTCAGAGGGCAAACCGCCGTATTCAAAATATCGAAGCGGCTGGGTTACTTTCGCCAGCCGTTACCGCGCTTAACAAAGGTAATATAACGGGTTTTACCAAATTCTCAATGGCACTTAATTGGGAGGATTTGAAATTAGAATACGGTAAGGCAGTAGGCTTTTTGCGTCAACCCACAAGCACCGCAACGGGTTCACGCGAATACGGCAAGTTTTTACAAAAAACATATTCTATTTCTGACGATGAATTTGGGCTGATGAAAGACCGCCTACAAGAAAAGATGCTCACTTTGTCCGATTCGCAATTTGTTGACCGTTATTTGATGCGATATAAGGATTTCACGGGCGAATTGGAGAGGGAAGCAAAGGATGTTTCGGCACAGATAGAAAGTGATGCCGTTGCAATCCGTGATGCGATTGATAGGGACATAGAGCAGCAGGCGCAAGAAATAAGCGAGGGCGTTAACCGAATTATCAAGGCTTTTGAATCTTTCAAAATGTGAAATACACCACAGGCACTAAACACATATACAAGCCCGGTGAAATAGGCGATTTGCTGAAAGTTGCCGTATCTGAAAAGGACATTTGCGGCAATAGAAAAGGTGAAAAGTTTTTCAATGTTCCGTGCGCGTTTGACATTGAAACCACTTCTTTTTATAGGGACACGCGGACGGGCGAACAGGTGAAAGAGTATGGAGATAATATTGAACGATGCGCGGCAATGTATGTTTGGCAGTTCGGAATAAACGGTTATTGTGTTATTGGCCGTACTTGGGCGGAATTTATAGAGATGTTGGATGCGATTTGCGGCGAACTGAATCTTTCCGAGAAACGGCGGCTTATCGTGTATGTTCATAATCTGTCATATGAATTTCAATTCATACGAAAGCGGTTCAAGTGGTCGCGAGTGTTCGCAGGTGATTTGCGCAAACCTATTTACGCGATAACGGAGAGCGGCGTTGAATTTCGTTGTTCTTATTTCCTTTCGGGGTATTCGCTTGACACATTGGGTAAGCAGTTGCGCAAATATCCCGTGTTGAAGAAAACGGGAGATTTGGATTACTTGTTAGCGCGAAATTCTGAAACACCTTTGACGGATGATGAAATAGGGTACTGTATAAATGATATAAAAGTAGTAATGGCCTATATTGCCGAAAAGATTGAAGAAGCAGGGCGGATAACAGATTTGCCGCTGACAAAAACGGGGTATGTACGCAAATATTGCCGCAGGCACTGTTTGCGCAAGGATGCTGAAATTTCGGGCAAGTCAATGCAGAATTGGCCTTATGTTCGTCTGATGAAAGATTTGACAATAACCGATTTGCGTGAATTTGCAATGCTGCAAAGGGCGTTTGCAGGGGGATTCACACACGCGAACGCCGTACATAGTTGCGAGGTGATGAACAATGTAAGCAGTTATGACTTTACGAGCAGTTACCCGTATGTGATGATTAGTGAAAAATTCCCAATGGGTAAGGGGGTGCGCATTGATGTAACAAATGAAGCGCAATTTTCAGACTTGACGGACAAATATTGTTGCATATTCGACATTGAATTTAATGAACTTTACGCGACCCACACGCAGGATAACCCTATTAGTGCGAGCAAATGTTTTGTCAAGGAAAATGCCGTTGAAAATAACGGGCGTATCGTGGCGGCTAAAAAGGTGGCTTTGACGGTAACAAATGTTGATTATACCGTTATCAGTAACTTTTATCAATGGAAGTCGAAGCGCGTGGGTATTCTGTATGCATACAGAAAAGAGTATTTGCCTACTGACTTTGTGAACGCGATTCTTACTCTTTACTCCAAAAAGCGGACGAGTGGGGGGAAAAGCGGCTCAATGAATCCGAGCGCGCCGAACAACTGATGAAGCACAATGAAAGTATGAACAGATTTTTATTTTATCCGTGGGGCGTGTTCGTTACGGCGTATGCGCGGCGCAATCTGTTTACGGGCATATATGTTTGCGGCAATGACTATGTATATAGCGACACCGATTCTATCAAGTTGACAAACGGCGAACTATATAGGGACTACTTCACGGAATATAACAGACTTGCCGAACGGAAACTTAAAGCGGCTTGCGAGCATCACGGCATACCCTTTGAATTGTGTTCCCCTAGAACTATTGAGGGTAAGGCAAAGATGTTAGGCGTATGGGATTTTGAGGGGGTTTATAGCAGGTTCAAGACATTGGGGGCAAAAAGGTATATGACTGAAAAGGACGGGGAAATATCTTTGACCGTTTCGGGCGTTAACAAAAAAGCGGCAATCCCGTATCTAAAAAATGTATATGGAGATGACATATTCAAGGCGTTTTCAGATTATTTGCAGATACCGCCGCAGGCAACGGGCAAGAATATACACACATATATTGATTATGAAATAGAGGGTAATTTGACGGACTACAAGGGACATACCGCGCACTTTGACGAACTTTCGGCGGTGCATCTAGAGGAAACGGGGTACACTATGAATCTTTCTGTAATGTATCTTGACTATTTAAGGGGAATCAAATTCAAAGACTGAACAATATGGGAAAGAAAAAGACAACCGACACGCCTAAATATTACTCACTTTCGGGGGTATTGGGCAAAGAAGCCGATTATAATATTATATTCGGCGAACGCAGTAACGGCAAGACTTATGCGGCGTTGAAATACGGGCTTGAACAATTCGTCAAGCACGGTACGCAAATGGCATATATTCGCAGGTGGCGCGAGGACTTGCGCGGAAAGAGGGCTGAAACCCTTTTCGCAAATCACACGGTGAACGGGGTTATATCTGAACTTACAGGGGGCAAGTTCAATGAAGTGTTTTATATTTCGAACAAGTGGTATTTATCTTTTTATGATGCCGAGAAAAACAAGCGGTATCCAGATGAACGCCCTTTCTGTTTCGCGTTCTGTTTGAGCGAGCAGGAACACGAAAAGAGCAGCAGTTATCCAAATGTGAACACTATTGTATTTGATGAATTTCTGACACGGCGTTACTACTTGCCCGATGAATTTATGCTATTTATGAATCTGTTAAGCACAATAATACGGCAAAGGGACAATGTAAAAATTTTTATGCTTGGCAACACCGTGAACAAGTATTGCCCGTATTTCACCGAAATGGGTTTGAAGCATATCCCCGTAATGGAACAAGGGACGATTGATATATACAAGTTCGGGGAGGGCGGTGCAACGGTGGCGGTTGAATATTGCGGTAACATCGTCAAGGAAAAAGTATCTAATAAGTATTTCTGTTTTGACAATCAGAATTTACAGATGATTACAAGCGGAAAATGGGAACTTGCCGTGTACCCACACTTGCCGCGCAAATACAAGCCGTCTGATGTTTTGTTCGTGTATTATATCAGATTCGGGGAAGTAACATTGCAGGGTAATATCATTCAAGTAGATGATGAAATGTTCACTTACATTCACGCGAAAACCACACCTATAAAGGACGAAAAGAACAGTCTGATTTATTCGCTTGAAATGAACGGGCGGCCTAACTACAAACGCCGCCTATTATCCAACGCATCGTATATTGAAACGCAAGTTGCGCGTTTTTTCGCTACTGATAAGGTATTCTATCAAGATAACGAAATAGGCGAGGTGGTGCGTAATTACTTGATAAATTCGTCAAAAACGAACATTGCGCAAGGTTGACAAATTCATAATAAAATCATACCTTTGTCAAAAAATGAATTGATATGGACGCAAAAACAATCATTGAACTAATCACTACCGTCGGATTTCCTATTGTGATGTGCGGCGCACTTTGTTACTACATTGTCAAGCAGAACGAGAAAAACCGCGATGAAACCGACAAATTGGCCGCTACCATAAACGCCAATACTACAATTTTGGCCGAACTTACTACATTGATTAAAACCCTAATCAAATGAAGCAGACAGAGAATTTATATACGCACTATCAAGCGCAAGTAAAGAACAAGGATACCGCCGTACAAGGTTACATTGAACGGGCTTTGTTGAATACGGCGGCGGCGTTCCGTTGGAACGGGTTGCCTGAAACAATACCGCCCGTGGAACTTGAACGGATGCTGCAAGAGGGCGGACACTGTTTTATAACAGATGTTGACGGGAAACTATATGCGCTTTCGGGGGCATTGGGCGGCTTGCCCGACCCCTATTATAGACCCACTGTTTACACGGTCGCTAATCCTGCTTTGAAACTCAATAAAGAGTACAATATAAAGGATGACGGGGTATTAGTCAAGAACAACACCGAATCAAGTTCCATTTTGCCGATTATTGGCAAATATGCCGTGCTGATGACTGATGCCGTTATTTCGCTCAATACCGCGTCAATACTTACGCGTATAACGATGCTGATAAGTGCGAGCGATGACCGCACGAAGCAGAGCGCGGACGAATTTCTGAACAAGATTTTGAACGGGGACTTTTCCGTAATTGGCGAAAACGCATTTTTCAAGGGGGTGAATATGCAGACCGCGCCGACCGCCAACAGTTCATATATAAATCAACTTATTGAATTGGTTCAGTACTACAAAGCGAGTCTATACAATGAATTGGGGCTTAATGCCAATTACAATATGAAGCGCGAGCGGTTGAATCTTGGAGAAGTTTCTATGAACATTGATGTATTGTTGCCAATGATTGACAATATGCTGATGTGTAGACAGAAAGCGGCTGAAATGATTAACGAACGATTCGGAACTGAAATAACCGTTGAACTTGGGTCTTCTTGGAAGTACGAGCGCGAGAATTACGAAGCACTTTTGCAGGATGCCGAGCAGCTGAGCGAGGAAGCCACAGAAACCGCCGTAGAAACGCCCGAAACGGCTGAAACGATAGAAAGCACCGAAACGGACGAAACGCCCCGAAACGACCCCGAAACGGACGAAAAAGACGAAACCGACAAAAAGGATACAGACGATGAAGTATAATGAACTTTTCACGGATGCCGCAAGCGGCCCGTTTACAACCGTATTCGCAGCCGATTACGCGGATGATTACGCGGCGATATTCGGGGACATTGACCCGAAACTTATTGACTTGCGCGCAATCGTGGCATACGGAAACCGCGTTTTGATTGAGCCTTTGACCGCCGACAATTATAAAGATATTGTTTCGTCTGTTATTGCGCTGAACGCGGCACAATGGAAAAAGCAGGCGGCGGCAATGACCGCCGAATATGACGCGCTGAAGCCGACCGTCCTATCTGTTGAAACAACAGATACAAACACACTGACAGAAACGGACGGAAACGATAAGTATAATTCTAATAAAGCATTCAACGATGAAACATTCAGTCAAGACCGACACGAACAAACAGACCGCGAGCGAAAGCAGTCCGAATCACGAAATTCCTCTACTGATACAAAAGGTATTGGAACTAATCGCACTATTAGCGAAGTTATTCAAAAAGAAGTAACTTTACGGCGTGAAAAATGGCAGGACGGAATCATTTCCGAAATTGTCAAAAGTATAACTATAAGTATTTATGTATAACTCTAAAAACTTACAAAAATGGATGTAAAACAGATTTATTCTTTGGTCAATAACATTTCCAAAGAGGTTCTTGGCACTACTGAAATTGTGCAGGAGGATTTAACGGGCGTGGTTGATTTGGGTACGGCGGTATTCAACGCAAACGCGCTTGATAACTATGTGAAATCACTTGTCAATCATATTGGCAAGGTGGTATTCGTCAACCGTGCGTATGCAGGAAAAGTTCCGTCCGTGCTTATGGATTCGTGGGAGTTCGGTTCAGTGCTTGAAAAGGTATCCGCCGATATTCCGTCCGCGTCCGAAAATGATACTTGGAACTTGAAAGACGGTTCAGAGTACAAGCAGGATATATTCCACAAGCCGACCGTTACCGCCAAATTTTTCAATTCAAAGGTAACTTTCGAAGTTCCTATTTCAATCACAGAAAGGCAGGTCAAGGAATCATTCAGTAACGCCGAACAACTCAATGGCTTTTATTCGATGATTTATTCAGCCGTGGATAAGTCTATGACAATAAAGACGGACGCGCTTATTATGCGCACAATCAATAATATGATTGCCGAAACTTTGGCCGCTGATAAAACCGCGTTCACTCCGAGCGGTCAAAGCGTCGTGGACTATTCAAGCGCAAGTACAATTCGATGCGTGAACTTGCTTAAACTTTATAATGGGAAGTATAGCAAGGAATTGACCGCGGCGGATGCGATTACAGACCCCGAATTTATTCGTTTTGCGTCCTACACAATGGGAGTATATGCAGACCGTATGCAGAGTATTTCAACCCTTTTCAATGTAGGCGGAAAGGAAAGGTTCACGCCTAAAGATGTGCTTCATACGGTTCTACTTTCAGACTTTGCTAAAGCGGCACAGACCTATCTATACGGGGATACCTACAATAGGGGCGATGTCCTTCTACCAAAAGCCGAAACCGTGCCGAGTTGGCAGGGGAGCGGAAAGGACTATTCTTTCGCGTCCGTTTCCGAAATCAAGGTAAAGAGCAGCGGCGGCAATTCCGTTGATGTTACGGGCGTGCTTGGCGTGATGTTCGATAGGGACGCGCTTGGAGTATGTAACACAGACCGCCGAGTAACCACCAATTACAACGCGAAAGCGGAATTTTTCAACAATTACTTCAAATTCGATGCTGGGTATTTCAATGATACCAATGAGAACTTTGTAGTATTCTTTGCGGCTTAAGCCTACCTTTGTTTCTCTTTCAGTACGGGGCGTAATCCTAAACTACACGGGTTGCGCCCCTTTTAATTGCAGTTGTTATGATTACAATCACATTTTACAAGTACGGCGGCAAATCGAACGCAATACCCAAAAACTTGGGGACGGGTACTGATATGCAAGGTTTGTTGCGTAACGCATACGACATTTTGCGCCCTACCATAACGGTACGGCAAATCACATTGTTTGATTACAACTACTGTTATATCCCTATTTTCAATAGATACTATTTTATTGAAACCGTATCCGTTGAAAGTGCGGACACCTATTCATTGGTTTTGTCCGTGGATGTATTGCAGACATACAAGGAAAACATTTTGTCAAGCAAGGGCGTTTTGAGCGCGAGCGATACCCCGAACAAATACGCGAGCAATCGAAACACGGTTTACGATTCTAGGCCGAACTTTCAGACATTGGAATTTCCGAACAAGGATTTGTTCAATAAGGACGGTACTATAATAATGATAACTATAAAAGGAGATATTTAATTATGGCAAGGGAATACGACCATATAATAGCAAGCGATACTAACAATCTTGTACTTGTAAGCGGATGGGATGCGGCATTTACATACAGATATTTACTTCTAAAGAAAAGTAATGTTTTGCGTATTGCAACGGCAAGGCCTACACTTGTAATTAATTCAAGCACTAATATTGCTATGACACGGCTTGCCGACAAATTCAGCGCGCTTGCCAATAGTGATTCAACAGTAGCGGCAACTTCCTATGATGCAGGCAATATAAGTTCAGAAGCCACGGGGTATCCCACTATAACAGTAGTTGACAATTATCTGTTGTGTTTTACGACCGAGGATGACGCGATTACCGTATTTCTATTCAACACAAAAAGGGGTTCTAAATCAATATCTAATGTATCCGAGGGGGATTATTACATAGCATATACAGACAGTTCGGGCGCATCACGGAAAGTAAAGATAGGTACTAAAGTTGCGGCCAATTATGTATATTACAAGGTATTGGGGCTTGACATTGACTTCACGCAGGCAATAACCGTTACACGGGAAACATTGCCCGAAATGTCCCTTACGAACAATGTTGAAAACACCACCGCCGAGGGAACGGTAACGGGCGAAAATTCGGGCGGTATTACACTGAACGCCGCTGACGGTTATAAGATTGATAGCGCGGCAGTATCATATATGAATACTGACGGATACGCAGCAAGCGCAAATTTGCAGATTGCAGAAGACGGACTTTCGGCAACTTGGACGGGGACTGACATTGACTTTTCAACCGCCCTAACATTGAGCGGAACGACAAGCCCTATTTCAACAGAGCCGACATTTACAAACAATATACCTAACTCCACTTATACATATTCGGGAGGTAATCATCAATATATTGTAAATCTGCAAGCGGATGACGGTTATATATTTGACGGAACGCCCGAAGCGGCATATACGGGGTATTCGTCTGATACACCCGTTTCGGTTTCATTTGCCGTATCATCAGATAAAAAGACCGCTAGCGCAGTTTGCCCCGATGTTGACGAAAATACGCCTATCGTATTGAGCGGAAGCACAACTGAGGATATATCCGTTACCGTGGTGAATAACATTGGCGGAACGACCGAGACCCACTCTTTTGACGGGACTACATTTGCAATCACCGTAAACGGAACTTCGGGGCATAAGAGGTTCAAAAACCCACAACTTGCCTATACGGATTCTGACGGGAACGAACAGACCGCCGAAATGACTGTTTCACTTGTTGACAATGTGCCGACCGCAATTGCGACCCTCACAGATGTAAAGAACGCGTCAACCGTCAATGTAAACGGTTCTTTCGAATATGCAACCTACATATATGAATCATTGAGCAATTGTTCTTTGTCTGAATCGTTGCCCGAATATGTTTTCAAGGGTGATTCAGTAACCGTCAATCTTACGGCCAATGAAAACACACTCTTTGAGAGCGCACCCGTATTTGAATACTTCGATTCGGGTTCTTTCCCCGTTTCGCAGGAAATGATAGTATCCGCGGATAAAAAGACGGTACAAGGCACAATCACCATACCGAACGACTACGATTTACAGACCCTCACAGTGAACGCGACCGCGACACCGCAAACAATAGTAGGCGAGAATTACGGTGCAATCAATGTGTATAAGGTTGACAAAGATTCTTTGCAGGCGTTCAGTCGCAAACGGTTCTTCAAAGAAACTTCAACGGACGGGACAGTTACCGCAATCAATTTGGGGGATTATGTTAACAGAATCAAGCGCATTTTTCTTGATGTACCTACTGTTGCCGATGATGTTATTAAATGCGGTAATTACAACACGGGCGTACCTTGCTATGCACCCGAAGGGGATATAATCACCGTTGATTTTGGTAGTATAGTGTTACCCACACCGAACGGGGATAACACAGATTACGAAAGCGATTATCAATTGTTCTTACCGTTCAAAGGCTTTGTAAGTATCCCTATTTCGTTCGCAGGTAAAACCGTGGCTTTGTCCTATGATGTGAATATAATCACGGGCGGGGGCGTGGCAAAACTTAAATTCGATGATGAAATAATACAATTGGAGGATGTCGAACCGTCTGAAGATGTGTTGTACCGAACTGCAAGCGAAAATGTGAATCTGATAGGCAGCGAGAAATGGAACGAAGCAGTATTATACGGCCTTACCCCTTTCGTGCGTGTGATGTATTACAATTCACTGAACGCAGACGGTATAAACAATGATTGCAAAACCGTGGATTTGGCGGATTTGAGTGGGTACAACGCCGTTGACAATGTTGACCTATCCACAACCCCTACAATGACTATAAGCGAGCAGGAAAGTATCCTAAAGCATTTGAGAGACGGGGTATATTTCGAATAAGAAAAGGGGCTTATTTAAGCCCCTTTACATAATCCCTTATATACCGCCGTGGATTGCCGTTTTCAGCAAATGACGCGTGAAGCCAAAAAGACCCTTTCGAATTAAATTCTAATAACAATTGGTCAATATTCGGGTTGACCTTAATTATATCGAACAATTCGCGCATATCTGACAGAGAGCCGACAATATCAACGGCGCACCCCGTTAAATGTTGTGATGCAGGCCGACCGCCGACCGCCCTATTAAGTTCTGAACACCGATACCCCGAACTGATGTATATAGGCCGTCCGTATGCAATTCGTGACGGGTCAAGTATAAGTCGGCATAATTCGGAAAGGTTTTCAACAACGCGGAAAGTAGGGGCGTTTTCGATGCCCCTAACTTTTGCCGTGTTGCTTGAAAGCAATTCTTTGAGTGAGAAATATTTTGGCTGATACATAACTAATCACCATTTATAAGCCAATAGCGATGTATTTCAGTATCACCGCAAGGGATAACCTCTAACAGTTCCAAAAAGTCGGCGTGCAAGCAGATGTAAAAACCACTTTCCAACGAGGTACGCAGACTTGTGTAATTTGTCATAAGAACGCCTTTTTCAACAAGCATTTCTTTCATACTTCCACCCATTGCACGGGTAATCTTACTTTTTCTTAAACGCATATTTTTTCAAATTTTATTGGTTTATTTCCAAGGGCAAAGGTAATCACAATTTTTGAATTTCCAACACTTTTTGAAATTTTTCTGAA